AGCGGTGCTAAAAGTCACTGGTACAGCAACCGCATCGGGTAAGTTAAGAATAGTTTGCGCAGATGATGCGTATCAGATTGATGTGCAGGTTAACAAAGGTAACACTAGCTCAGACATAGCAAGATCGATAACTGTAGCTTTTGATACTGCGGCTGATACAAACACAATTGGTAATATAGCACTACTAGATAGCGCCGAACTCAAGGGCTCTGAAGTGACTGTTGTTATGCAATGCCCATCTCAGCTAGCCAACGGTTGCGTGGTAAGTGCTATTAACCGCATCCCAGGGGTACAGGTTGCCAGTGGTAAGTTTTCAGGTACTGCCACCAACCTTAATTCATCTGGGATTCTTGGCGAGTCAACACGGAAAAGGTATCACACAATTGTTTTTGATGACTGTGTAAATCCTGACCTTGTAGCTAAATTTTTAGATGACAGGATTAACTCATCTAATGCAGTAAATGGTGGCACGGGTATCACATTCAGAAATGACACGTTCGTAAAACTGAAAGCTAATAGCTTAGCCAGTAACTCAGCATCACTTGTTACTATCGCTAATCCAGATGAAATGCGGATAAACGCTATCCCGCTGTTGGCCGCTGCTGAGTTTGCCGCTAAACGTGCATTGCGACTAACTGACGGAGCCATACTCGGTGATATAGTGGTAGATGCCACAGAAGCCTACGGTGGTATCAATAAAGCATCATTGCCTTACCATAACACCCCAATGAGTTACCGCGCACCTGTTAACAAATTGACTATCGAGCAACTGCAAGATTTGAACAAAGCTGGTGCATCGTTAATGGTACCAACGGGGGGGCAGACAACGATGGGCGAGGTTGTCACACACTATAAGCGTGACGGTTCAGGCGTAGCGTCGAGTACATTCAAGTTCCTCAATGCTATGGACACTAGCTTTGCTATTCAAGAATATTTATTTAACAATTGCCAAAAAGAATTTGCACAAACTCGGGCAACCGGGGGAGGTCTAGTCGCTGGTGTATCAATGACCAACGCACTATCAGTGAAGGCGTTCATCATGGGGCTATACGATGATCTAGTTGATATGGCGTTAGCTCAAGGAGGAGGTGATGCTAAAGGGTCGTTTAAAGCTAACCTTGATGTGACACTAGATGCAGAGACTGGTAAATATAAGATTTTCGCACCTATCGCTATCGTTTCGCAATTACGTGGTATCGATGGCGTTATTGCAATCAGCTACAATTTTTAAGGAGTAATCAAAATGGCTGTAGAGATTAATTCGAGTACCGTTATTGTTAACGGTGAGACCATTGCGGTTGCTAAAAAACCCAAGTATAAGCGCGGCGTGCCTGAGGTATCGAGTAATACCTCACTTATCGGCGACAGCGTAAAAGTTACACAGAGTAAAGATTACTCTAAAGCTATCGGCGAGGTGACAATAGCACTTAGAAATACCGTAGGGAATATAAAATCTGTTGAAGGCTGGCAAGACAAGGTTGGTGCTAATGCGATCAGACTTATTGATAACGCGACAGGGTTCACTAAGACGTTTAACAAATTGAGCATCGAAGAGGATGTTGAGATTGACTTTGATGCCGAATCGTTTGATGTCACATTCAGAGGTGGGGCAGGAAGCTAATGGAATACAAATTCAGAAAGCCAATAGAGATCATGGACCATGAATCAGGTAGTTATATCCCTGTTGATTCTGTGACTATCACTTTCCGCGGGAAAAAAGGGCTTAAGGCTATTAAAGGGTTGCAAGATGTAATCTTTACGGCGTTACAGTCTACGCCTAAAGGTAATGATACGGCCTCGCCTGACGAGGGGACAGAAATCAGCCCTAAAGACTTGTTAGCAATGCTCGCTTTCACGGGTCAGTCAGAAATTATTTTTGATCGTGTGCTAGAGTCTATAAAAAGCTTTTCGGATGTGGGTGGGAACAAACTAACAGAGTCTAATTATGACAATGACATGTCAATTGAAGATCTGGAGGGGCTATATGACGCTGTGATGCTTGATTTTTTGTTGCCCGCAATTACCCAACGATTGAACAGTACGACCAGATAGCATTTGACATTTGTTATTTTATGCAAGGCGGAGTGCAACTTGAGTATCTGACTGAAAGAATGTGTATAAAAGAGTTTTTAGCGCTAAATAAGAAAGTTACAAAACTTAGTGCTAAACAACAGGCTGCTAATAAGCGAGTGAAATGATGTTTGATTTTTCGTTAAGATTTAATGCTATAGATCGAGTCAGCTCACGCGTTCGTAATATAAACAGTGAGATAAACAGACTACGCTCAACGACTGAACGGGCTAATCAGCGCATCAGCACGATGGCACGACAGTCTTTCGGCCGCATGGAGACATTGGCAAGACGTTCAAGGGATAACTTAGCGTCAATGTTTTCGCACATGGATTTTCGCGCATCTATTTCACTTAGTACTGTACAAGCCAGGCAACGGCTCAACTCCCTCAATGCCAGAATGCGGTCAACGCTAAATAGTATCAGCATGAGCGGGAGACAGTTGGCAGGCTCATTTATCCCTGCATCTGTAGCTATGCTAGCGAGTGTGGGCATACCACTCGACGCAGCACGTAAATATGAGCTAGCTTTTAAGGATGTAAAAAAAGCAGTCGCTGGGACACCTGAAGAACTCGCTAAGCTGAGAATTCAAATGCTCGAGTTTCGCGGTGCCAGCTTTGAAGAGTTAGCGGCTGTTACTGCTGAGGCAGGGAAGATGGGTTTCAACGCCAAGAATGTCAATGCGTTCACTGACTCAGTAATTAAAGGCGCTAAAGCCCTCGATTTTGATGCGGTAACAGCAGTTGAGCAAGTCGGTAAAATCTTATCGATGACGAACCAAATGGGTACTGCTGTCGAGTCATCACGCGACATAATGGACAAGGTCGCTAATCTGGAAAACAATTTAGCCGGCGTTAAAGGTGCGGGGATTATTGACGTATGGAAAAGAAGCGCTGACGTGTTCTCACAACTCGACTTTGATAACAATCAAATGGGTGCAATGGCTGCGTTCCTGGAGCAAACCAGTGTGTCGAGCGAACTCGGTGCCAGTGGTTTTAAGATCATGATCAACAAGTTCAAAGAACTTGATGGGCAGTTGGGATTTTTTACGCGCATTAAATCAAAAGGACTTGAAGGTCTTAAGGACGTAATGGGTGAGATAAACAAGATGAGCCCCGACCAACTCAAAGGTTTTGGTAGCGAGGCATTAACGCTGATAAACAAGCTCCAAAACGGCGATAATATGAAGAAACTGGAGTTCGCTCTAGGTGTTAGTAAAGACTCAATGGGCGCGGTTGATAAGGAATGGGAATTATATAGAGCGACATTTGATGAAAAAATGAAAGACTCATTACGTGGCGTTACTGACTTAGCTGAGTCTGTCGGCAAACCCATGATGGCGCTAGTAGGTTCATTTCTTACGAAAGTCACGCCGATCATAACTAAGATAAAAAAATGGGTCGAGGGCAATAAAGCGCTAGTTAAAACCCTACTAAAGATAACGTTTGCTGTTGGTGCGTTCCTATTCGTCGCAGGTGTGCTAGCGCTAGTCTTCGGCGTCACCGCAGCGGCTCTCAGCGCATTATCCCCGTTATTGTTGATAGTAACCGGACGTTTCGGACTACTCGCGGGTGTCACATGGTTAGTCAACTCAGCGATGCTAGCTAACCCAATGGTGTGGATGGTTATTGGTGTTATTGGGTTGATATCCGCCATCGGCGCACTGATCTATTATTGGTCAGACTTCACAACATGGGTAGGTGTCTTATGGGACAAATTCATGTTGTTCACCGGTATTGGTGAGCTGTTTTCGTCGATAGGTAGTTATATTATGTCTTTTGTAGCACCTGTTACAGAAGTCATTGACCTGATCGACGGCTTCATAAGTAAACTCGACGTGTTCCAAGGAGCAAAGAACCTGGTCTCAAGCATAACTGGTGGGGCAATGAGTTGGGCGAATGTAGGCGATGAGTCACATTCTAAAGTAGACAATGTCAACAAAGCACATACTGTTATCGATGTTAATATCCTATCTCCAGACGGCGTGACAACCGAGACGACAGAGCAAAGTAGCACCGGCGGAGTGACGCTACGCACAATAGATAATGGGATAGGCTGATGGCAACACTACTGATTAGTAAAGTCAATGATATTAATATTATACAAGTCGGTGAATCCAAATTAATCGTAAAAAACAAGAGTCAAAACGCGGATAAAGTCGGCGGCTTTAAAGGGAGTTTTGGCGGTATAGGGTTTAGCGGACAAAATAAGACTGTCGACATAGGTAAAGGTCGTAAAGAGGTTAGTTTACGTGTCTTTGTTGATGACCGTGGCGATAATGATGCACTCTTTGACATCCTGTATAACAAACGATTTTGCACAATTGTTGACAAGTTTAAAGGCAAGATCAAAGTTTATATTGACTCTGTCACTGTAACAGACAGTGATAAGCATGTAGACCGCACCATTTTCGATATTAAGGCTACTGTACAAGACTTAACCAAAGCTGCGACTGTTAGCTATAGTCAGGAACTTGCATCAATAGCCCAGGTTATAAAAGATAAGAAGTTAAAGGCGTTGTGGTTAAGACTAAAAGACGCTGTTACCGGCGTTGAAGACAAAGTCTCATATGTCAATGGAAAAATTGAATACGCTGATTCCTCCCTGGAAAAGTTGATTAAGGGTATCAACTCTATAATGAGTATCCGCACTAGTGTCAACTCGGTCTATAATCAATTGTCACGTACAGTCGACTCAGTATTGAGCATGAAAGACGTCATTGTTAGTCTTATTGAATTCCCGGGCGCGTTTATCGACATGGTCGGTGAGTTATTAGACGATGTATCATCTATCGTAAACCCTCCGAAAAATAACAAATCAGTTGTTAAATTAACATTAGATGGTGGGGAAACAGATGTCAGTTATAATGAAGATATTACGCATGTTTCAGTTATTCCAATTTCTCACCCCCAGGTCAGGGGGAAGAATCTTGAGGACGTTGACGAGAATACTTTATCGCAGATAGAGAAAGAAAGTCTTGAGCGTGAGATTGTATGTACTCAGATAGTCAATAATGTAAAATTGATGGTTGATATACAGTCATTAATGCACGGTGGGTTTGCATCACGTGATGATTTTGAACTAGCTGTTAATGAAGTGCTAAAACGTTTAGATTATGTCGGGTACAGTGCAGACGAGATTGCTTACGTTACTTATATCGTAAAATCTTATGCGCATCAGCAACAATACAAGAATGTAATAACAATCAACGTACCCATAGCCAAACCCTTAGTAAGGATTGTGTATGACAAGTACGGGGATCTTGACAATTATCGTCGTGTTGAATCGTTAAATAGCTTTAAGGATAATGACAGTGTCAGCGGAGAAGTGAGGCTATTCGCATGAGAGTCGTTATAAATCGTGTCGATGTGCAGTTGGCGTTTGTTGAAGTAAAAATTAGCATTGATAAGCTTACTCGTCAATTTACAATAAAAGATGTCAATGATTTGCCCGATTTCTATCTAGGTGATGATGTCTCAATATATGATGAGACAGGGGTTCTATTAGTCACGGGTGAAATAGAATATGTAGGTATTGAGCAAGAGAGAACGTTTGTCTATGCTGGACGTAATGCTGCTAAATATATTGTTGACAGTTTCGCCGAAAAAACAATTCAGTTTGTCGAAGGTCAGAACCTAGCTAACGTACTCTCTCCTGTCGCCAAGGGGTTTGGATTACGTGTACACGGCAGTGCGATAATGCCAAAAGACATAAAAAACACTATCCTTGTTGGCGATAATTTAGGCAAGGCGTTTATGAATCTTGCTAAGTATTCGGCGGTTATCTTAACTAGCAATGCAAGAGGGGATATTTATATAGAGGAAGGCAGTCCCGAGGGAGGGGCTAAACTTGAGTATGGTAAGAATATACGTAAGCGTGAATACAAGCAAGATACGACACTAAGCTATGATCGCTATGTTGTTGTTTCACAAAGTAACTACATAATGAACCCTAAACAAGATGTGAATGTCACCGGTTCATTTGGGACAGGGAAGTCCGTTAAGGTTATACGTGCTAACTCTAATTTGACAATTAGGGAATGTAACGCGTTAGCTGAAAGAGAATACAAAAAAGACCGTCGTAAGTCGCTAATATACAAAGTCGATGTTGACAGATCGTTGGGTGTGCAAGTAAACCATGTGTATAGTATCATTGATAGAGTTGCTAATATCAATTACAGAATGCGAGCGAAGGAAGTTGTGCTGACAATCGACGCAAAGACAGATAAATCAATAGCGACTTTTGAGCGTCTCCGATGATTCGTTTCGCAAAAGTCCGCCGCATGATCAATAGCTTTGTATCGGAAGTATCAGGACTCGGCGGTGTTACTCAAAACAGATTTGTAAGTCCAAAAGGGCTGTATTCTAATCCTAAAGGCGAAGATGCTATTGTTATCCCGCTGCTAGATGGGGTTAGTCAAGATATCATATTAGCGATACAAAAACCTGTAGATCTGCTACCCGGTGACGTGTTGGTAACAGACGACAAGAGTACGATACATCTTAAATTCGACGGTAAGGAAATAGCAATCAAGACCAAGTTATTATCTATCGTTGCAGATGATATTACAATTGACGCTAATAAGATGACAGTGACAGCCGAGACAGATTTTATCGGTAATGTTAAAATAACAGGTGACGTTGATATTACCGGCAGCGTTGCTACAGTAGGGACACTTAAAAATAACGGTAAAAACGTAAGCTCAACCCACATGCACCAGCAGATGCCTGACGGAGGTGTTGGCGGTGTCCCAACTAGCCCACCTGTGTAGGTTATTGATATGTTAGATTTTAAATTGACCGACGACCTCGATATTGTTGTACATCTTGGGGCAGATGGGGAGCAGCGGAATAATATTACGACAGTAACAACCGCCTTTTTTACGGATGCGAGGGTAGGCGGCAAACGCGGATACTGGCTAAATACCAGTGCTAGCGAGCTGTGGATACATGAGCAGGCGCGGGTTACCGAGCTATCAGCCAAGGAAATGACAGAATCCGCCAAGGGGATTGCTGCGGAGCTGGTTGAACAAGGTGTTTTTGAGCGGATAGATGCAGAGGTTAAGCTGCATGACGGCCAGATGAGGCTGGATATACGTTGTTATAATGACGGTTCACTTGTAGAAAGAAGGGCGTTTAACGTTTGATATGAAAAATATACTTGAAAAGTTACGATCTGATTTCGAATATCTCACGGGTGAGAACTATACCGGGCTAGTAAGAGCTATTGGCATGGGTTTTGCCAGCAGACTTAGTGAGTTTTCCAGCAAGCTACGTTTTATTGAAAAACAAGCGTTCGCGGCAACCGCTGACCGTGATTATCTGTATCTGCACAGTGGGCAGCTAGTCCCCCC